GGACGTATTTTTAAAATAGGTTCATTTTGAACTATGTGAGTAATGTTATATTTTTCACAATATTTTTTTACGCTTTCTATACAATGTAGATATAGCTTACTTTGTGATCCAACAGCTACTTGATATATCATTCTGTTCATTGTAAATCCTTAGTAAAGCTCATTCCTGATTTAAATGTAACTTTATTATGTTTATCAAATTTCATATCTACAATACCATCACACAGCATCCAGTCTGCTGGCATGGCTCCATTAGCAAATACCCAGTCTAGCAGTTTTCTAGCACCATCTGGTGTTATATGATATGCTCTAGCACCCTCATACCAATTACCTGGTGCTATAGGTTTTGCTTTGTTGAATCCTTCAAACTTGTACACATCACAGTCTTGTATCTCTCCCATTGGTTTTTTAAATATAACATCATGTTCAAATATACATATAGGTGTTTGTGAAACAAAACATTTTTCCCATAATAGATATTGACTAAGAAAACATCCTTGTGTACCAGGACGTTCTAATAGTCGTTGGCATTTCTTATTTACTAATGATGATCGTAAGTTGTAATCTTCCAATGCAACATTTGTACCATTAACACCTTCATATAGTTGTACATGCCAACCATTCCTTTCAGCACTCTTCATTGCCCGTGTTGCCATTTTAACACTATCAGGATAGTCTGGCAGATATATTATGTAGCCTTGTGTCATGGTAAATTTAATACTTCTTTCTTAATTATCTTTTTCCAATGTTCAGGAAGCCAATTCATTTGTGCCGCCTTGAATCTTCTATCGTTCTTTTTATTACCTTTGCCTGTGGAAAATATATCGTATCTCTTTTGACCCCAAGCATTCCATTGATAAGGAATGTATTCAAATGTTTCACCCATGTTAGCCCATTCTGTCATTGTATCTCTCAACACATCTTGATCAACAAACCAGTAAATTTCTTTTGTAAATGCTTCTATCATATTATTGCTAAACAGTTTTCTAAACCTTATACCTTTATCGCCTAAACCTAAGCACAAAGCACTAGCAATAAAGATTCCAGGATCTTTTGGTTTTGGCATAACAGCTACATTTTCAGCTATTTGTCTGAAGTCCTTTTGATGAAAACCATTTCTTAAGATTGTATCACAATCAAGTTGAAATATATGTTGGTCTTCTTTTTGAAAAATTTCATATAATCGCATGAATCTAGCACTTGCTAGATAAGTTCGCCTAGCAATGTAGTCTAGATCACCTGTCTTAAATATATCCTGTCCTTCTTTCATTCTTTTATGATTTTTCTTTAGATTGCTGTATAATTCTTTGCTAACATGTTCATATGAATATGTGAAAGGATAATGTAGAGATAGTTGATCCAGTACTGTTTGATTCATATTACCTTCGTTAATTATATGGCAATGAACGTGTATCCAACCTATAGTTCTGTTTATACTTTGTGCTAATGCGTATCCGTGTCTATCAAAATAGTCATAATCGCAACTGAAAAATATTATGTCTTTTGCTTTATTAGGAACATTATGTCCATGTAGTTGCGGAAGTTCAAACATCACGACTCATTTCTGGTCTATATGCTAATACGGCATTCTTTTCGCCTTTACCTAATTTTCTAACCATTCTATATCCTATATCCATAAGTACACTTCTTATACTTTCTCTTTCAAATCCATACCTAGCAGGATGATCTTTTCTTTCATATAGGATAATTGGTTTACATCTTTTTAAGGTTTCAATTGCTCCTTTAGCAATCAAAGGCTCATATCCTTCTGCGTCTATTTTAATAAAGTCTACGTTTTGTAATTCAAAAGAATCTAATGTTTTAATTTTATATTTTCCTTTAGTAGCATTGGGATCTATATGTGTACTAAAACTTTTATGTGTTTCAATAATGTCTACATCTTTTTCTGTATCACCAAGACCAACAGGATGAGTAGTTACATTATAAACTTTTTTCATGTCTAGATTGTATAATAAGCTAGGTAATAGTTTTGTGTTTACTTCATAAGCGTGAACATGTTCAAATGACTGGCTCAATCTAAAAGAAGTTATTCCAACGTGAGCTCCTATGTCAACTGCTATTCTAAGTTTAGCACAATGAGAAATTGCCGTTTGTAATTCCCAATTTTGATATTCCTCAATTTTTCCATTGCCTTGTTTCTTAGCACTTTTAAGGCAAATGTCTTGAGGTATAGTTCTCCAACCATCTAGTTCTACATAACTCATCTATTAACCTGATACTCAAATGTTAGGTCCCATGCTGTGCCATTAGTGTATTCATCTCTATTGAACTGACTCCATGCTATGTGTTCTAACATTTCCTTTCTATTAAAATTTGTTTTGTTCTGCCAATGTTGAACAGCACTTTGTCCTAGTATTTCAATTGGTTTTCCTAAACACAATGCTTCAACAGCCGCCATACTATGATATGTTATAACCTTTTTTGCGTTTCTCATCATAGGTAAAATTTCTTCATATCTCTTTCTACGCTTACCTTGTTTTTCTCTTACCTTACAAGGCACTTTTAATGAGTGATAATGATCTAATGTTTGTCTTTTCCATGTATCATAATCTTCTCCTAAGTATTTAAATATATTGGATTGGTTAGGTAGCACAATCAGGTTGTAATCTCCTCGTAGATCCCAATCATCAGACCAAAGTTTATCATCAATTTCAAGGAGGTTTATTCTGCTACTTGATACTTGTTTTACTTTTGTATTTTGTAAAGAATTATAACTTATCCTATAGTGCCAAGGTGTTTTATGCCTATGGTTACCTATATATCCGTTATCAATATGGAAAAAATTTAAATCTTTATTTTTAACGATATAGTCAAATATCCAATCATCGAACGGATGACTAAACGCTAGATATCTATCTTTCTCTATATCTTCAGGACCACTGATTGTTTTTACATCACAAAGCCTATATAGGTATGTGAAAAGTTGTCCTCTTAATTTTCTGCTATTTTCTGGAACTTGAAACTTATAATGACGCATCTTCCATGCCTGCTACTCTTAACTTGACTACATTGGTGATCTGCCATTGTTTTTGGTCAAGTCCTTTAAGCAAGCCGAGCCATTTATTTCTTAGAAGAGCAAATTCATTTATGATCTTTTCGTAGTCTACTACGTCTGCTTCTCCATCAACGTATTTTTCAACGTCTCTACTAGATAGAGCTCTTTGGTAGTTTTCTAAATATTTTTTAAAATATGTGCTACGTAATCTACGTAATTCAATATTCAAATAATTTAAAATTGCTTCTATTTCTTGAAGTTGTTGGAATCGATGTTCTACAATGCCCGGAAGTTCAGCCGCCGCACGTTCTACGTTGCCTTTGAGCTTTGTTTCAACTCTTGCGGCGCTTAACTCTGTTTCAAAGTGTTGTATAGCATCAGGAATCTTATTAATATCTCTTGCTACAGTAGAGTAGTAACCCATTTAGTCGTCCCAATTTTCTGGGTCATTTTCATCATAATCTTCAGGGTCTTCCATGTCTAAGTAATATGAAATTGCCGCATCTAAATTATCACAATTTCCCATAGCATCTCTAAAGGCAGTATCATCTGTACCAAAGTCAGCACACACATCTACATATCTTTCTGCTACTGTTTCTATATGTTTTTTCTCGATACTTTCTTTAAAAGTATTCCAAATATCGACTATCATGCTCGAGTCCATTGTTGCTCCTATTCTGTTTCAGCTGGTTCTTCGACCTTGGTATTTACCACAGAATCATTATTGGCGTTTAAATTAGACATAATCATATCTAACATTTCACCTGTCCAGTTCTTGCGATATTCTTTATGCTCTTCGCCTTTTCCATCAACATATTTTAGCCTATTTCCATCTTTGACCAGTAATCCTTGTTTTTCAAACAAGTCAACAAGTCCACTGTAAGGATCCATACCTCTTTCATATGGAATCTTAACTTGTACGCCTTCAAAGGGTTTAGCATATCTTGTTTTCATTACTTTACAAGCCGCTCTAATACCACGGACATCACTGACTTTATTACCGTCTTCATCTTCTTTTAGTTTTAGTTTTTTCATAGCTACAACTATAGAACTAGCATATATAAATCCTTGTCCACCTGATATTTTATCATCTGGATCAAACATATCTTGCGAAGCATACGTATGATTGGTTGCTACCAATCCTACATTATGACTACCAAACATGTTAACACAGTTTCTAACAAGTGATGTTAGTGCCTTAGGCTTTCTACCCATATCACCCTTCATATCACCTTTTTGGAACTGATCAACATCTGTTGGAGTTAATAACATACCTAAAGAATCAATTACAAATAATACTTTAGGACGTTCTTCTTCATTCATAGCTTTGTAGTCTGTCATAAATGTTGAAACTGTCTTTGCTACGTCATCAATCATTGACATATTAAGTTTCAATAGTTTATCTTCGCTAGTTTGTACATCAAGTCTTTCTAACCAGTCTTGATCTAGTGCGTTTTCGGAATCTACCAATACAACGAAGATTCCTTGTTCTTGTGCCGCCTTGATAATGTTACCAGCACAAAAATAAGATTTACCTGAACCGGATTCACCTGCGAATACAGTCACCTTGCCTAGCGGAACGCCTTTGTGGAAATCTCCGCTAACCAAATAGTTTAATGCGTAATTTCCTGTTGAGATCCAATCTGTTGGATCATTAAAACCAGCACTCATGCCTGTTATGCTTTTTGTAAGTGCCGTTCTGAATTTACTTGGATCAAATGCCTTTGCCATAATACCTCCTTAAATAGCCTTGTGGGGGATTAACCCCACAAGTATATATTTTTAGTTTTGTTGTCTTGCTCTTATCATGGAAAGAATATCTTCTGCCTTTCCACTTGGTTGAGCTGTTGCTTCAACTTTCGGCGCTTCAGCTTTTGGAGCCTCTGCTACGGGAGTCTCTGCTACTGGAGCCGTTGCCTGCTTTGGGCTAGTATCCGCCTTTTGAGCAACAGGGTCACCTGTTCTCGCAGACATACCAGCTGGACGGAAGTATTGTCCAAAGCGATCCATATCGTATGCTTCACCATCGACACTCGCTTCAAACATTTCTTTCATCACTTTAACTTCTACTTCGGAAGGTTTCTTCGGAAGGAAGTCTGGCAAGTTGAATAAACCATTTGATTCAATGGCTTTCATCTCAGCATCACTCAATGGACGCTCACGTCTTGCCCAACTTGAAGTTGAGTAATCCGCATATCCGCCTTTTGTAGTTTTATTAAGACGGAAATCACAACCAGCAGTATAATCTGTTGGCAGTTCTTCCATATCAGGATCCATAAGAGCCTGCTTGATGATTTGGAAAATCTGTGGACCAATAATAAAACGTCTAATTGGATTTTCAGGAGTTGTATCGTCGCTCAATGCGTTTTCAGTTACAAATCCTTGGAAGATATATGATCTCTTCTTCCAATACTTACGACCCATGTCTTCAAGACTTGGATCCTTAAACCAGCCACGAACTTCGTTAAGAATTTCACAGCTATCACCATACATTTCCATACAAGGAACTTGTACTTGTACTGGACGACTATCAGTGTCGCCTTTTACACCTGCGAAAGGCAGTTTGATCATCAAACGTTCTTTCCAGAAAAATGTATTGGATTCATCACCATCAGGAAGGAATCGAAGTGTTGAACTTTCGCCTTCTTTCATATTCCAGAATGGAAAAATTGCGTTGTCCCCGCCGGAGCTTTGTGAACCACCTGTGCGTGATTC